TCTTCGACTGTTACGATGTAAGGTAATTTTATTCCTGTAGGTCCATCAGTTCCTTGATCTTCAAAACCTTCCAGGTCCAAGTTTACGTGACACTCTAACAAAGTATAAACTGGTTCTTGTTTACCAGATTTTTTTGTGCCTTCTAGTTCACGTTCTTTTTTATTTAATTCATCATTAACATCTGTGCCAGGTGGTCCAAGTTCTATGTCAGAATAGAAACCTGATACTTGTTGTTTTCTTAATTCATTTTCAGAAATTTTAATTGTATGAATAACCGCTTCCGCATCGTCTAATGAGGTAGCCGTATACGGAACGATTAATTCATCTGCTGGTACAAACTTTGATACTGCTCTTGCTATTGTTGTATCATAGTATACTTTTTTAAAAGTAGAACCAGCTAATGGTAAATGAAATAACATTGAATCAAATTCTGATTCATATTCTTTCATCTGATCCATAATTAAATAATTCATAAAATCCTTAACACGTTCAGCTTGTTGTTCTGTTCCTGGATTTTTTACACCTATGATGTCTGTTCTAACAGGTCCATCCGCAGGTAATAATTCTTTGTAAGCTTGTGCTTGAAATTGTGTAACAGCTTCTGCCATTACTGGGTGTGTTGCACCACTTGCTCCTTGAAATGGTTCAGTTCTATTTTCGTATTTAAATCCTAAAAGATCTAAACCTGTTTTGTAACTGTTTTCCCATTCTTTTCTTGAAGCTTTGTAATCCATGTAGTTTTGAACCATTTCGTTTCCTATTGGTTCTAAAACATCTTCTGGTAAAATATCTGCTAAATTATCAAAATGATTTTCTGTGCCCGGTATGTTTATAGCTCCCGGTTCAAAGTCGATCGTTGCACCACCATCATCTTCTGGCACTACTTCAACGGGTCCTTTTTGTTCTACTTCTTCTTCCTGAACACTAACTTCTTCTGCCATCTCTTCTTCTGAAGGAATGTCAAGTTTTGTACGAGTGTTAGGGAGTCCTTTATCTATATCTGCCATTTAATACTCCTATACCTTCTTAACACGATTTAATAGACCTTGCAACCCTTGTGAGTTTGGTCCTGATTCTGGTGGTGGGCCTGATCTATCACCTGCTTGTTTTAATAGACCACCACCTGCTTTTTTATCTCTCATAATTTCATCTAATGATAATGGTATTTTTTCCTCTGCTATTTTTTTTTCTCTAGCCCTTAACTTGTCAAAAAAAGGACCTGTTTTTGTTTTAAAATTAGATTCTGTGATATCTAAATACTGTCGAAGGTTGTGAGGTTCCTCAAACTTTCTTTCTTTTGGTTCATACAATCTTCTTCGTTTTTGTAAACTTAGATTTAATTGATCAATCATTCTATCTTTTTTATCAAACAGATCCTCATCAAGTGCTTGTTTAATTACTTGATTTAGGTCTGATGATATTTCGTCAATCTCACCTGTTTCTTTCATCTGTTTCATTAATTTTATATTTTCATCTATAATAGATTTTGCATCTGATCTTACCTTTGATGATTTTGGTTTTATAATTTTACCTAATTTGTAACCTGCACGTCCTCCTTCTGCTAATCCAAATAAACCTCCAGTTGTTTTACCTGGTATAAATGTTGCATCTCTTGCTCCTGGTATATTAAACGCAGGATTAACTCCTCCAAAAGGTAAATTTTCGGATATTGTTCGTGTTCTTCTTTCTTCAAATTTAGGAAACACTTTACCAAAAGCTGTAGGTAAAGCAGATTGCATTTGTTCAACAGTCGCTGCTTTTTGTGCTTGATCAAATAAATCTAAATCTTGTGCATATTTACCAGATGAAAAATATTCTTCTAACACATCTTCTTTCTTCATACCTCCTGGTCTATCCACTGCTTCTAAACTTTGATTGAATGCAGTAAGTCTCTCTCGTGCATCTTTAAGATTTTGTTCTGCTCTTTGTCCTGCAGTGTCAGCCATCATCTGATCATCAGGAATCATAAATTCCTCTGTCTGTCCTCTTGATTTTTGTAAAGCCTCTTGTTGTTGTCCAACGTCCATTGCTAACTGTGTTCCGGTGTTGATTGTGTTCATGGCATCTAAAGCTCTTTTAATGCTACCTATTTGTTGATCATTATAACCAAGACCTTTAAATCTTTTGAACATTTCTTCTTGTGGATCTATTTGATAATCTTTACCTAGAGCATAGTTAAGTAAGTTATCACCAAACGCTTCTCTTAAAGTTTTACCAGATGTCAGCATATCATAACCAATCAAACCACCCTCAAAGGCAACGGTCGCTGCTATCGCTGCAGGGCCAAATATATTTCTTAATGCAAACATACTCTTGAGTCCTCCACCTGCTTTTAAAATAGTTTCTGCAAGATTAACTTGTTGTTTGTTTTTAAATCCTTTTGTTAAACCATTCTCCAAAGCTTCCTTACCTATTTTAAAACAGTCATCACTTCCTAAATTATAACCTATACGACCACCATCTTTTTTAGATGGTAAGTTTACAGCACATTTATCAGTTACTGTTGCAGCTAGTTCAAGCATAAGATTTTTAATAGGAATTTTAACATCTAATTCTTTTTCTAAAGCAGAAACAACAGATTTAATTGTGGGTTTTTTACCTATTACCGTTTTATCATCTAAAACTACAGTTGCACCACCTTCAATTTTTTTAGCATTTTGTTTCATAATATTTAAAAGTTTTTTTTCAATATTAGGATTAGATGCATTTTTATATGCCGCTATATTTTGTTGAACTTTATCGTTTAACATTTTGTTACCAGAGGCAGTGGTTACCTCGGTGTCCCAAAAATTATTTAAACCACTTCTGTGATTTACAGCTGCAGCTGTTGTTATTCTTTTTGCAAAAACACCTTTTTGTTTGTCTTTAGCAAGTTTACTAAGAGCTATTCCATCTACTTCAAAAGTATTTATAACGTTTGAAGATTTGTAATTTTTTACAGCGTCGTCGTATTTTTTAGCTCCATTCTTAATATTATTAGCCATCCAGTTTCTAACTGTATTAAATTTTATATTTTTTTTAGTAACAGTGTCATAAAAAGTTATATCTTTATAAAATCTATCCCAAGGAATGTACTCTTTTCCTGTAATTTTACTTGTAGTTGTTTTAGGCAAACCAGATACTTTATCTACGTTAGCACTTTTAGGATATTTTAATATAAATCTAGATTCTCCTTTTTTCTGTTTTGATGCTCTATATATATCTCTCCATACTCTTTCTTCAGCAGTTCGTGCTGGAAAAATACCTGATTGAGACAAATAATTATTATAATAGTTTAATCCTTTTTTACTGTTTCTCCATTTTTGTTCTGCTATTTTTTGTTTTTTTCTAAGCTCTGCTTTTTCTTCTGGAGGAAGAGCTTGTTCTCTTTCAAAATTTAATCTGTTTTTTCTCCTTGTTTTTAATTTTAAAAAATTTTCTGCATTAGGAGTTTTTTTAAAATTTTTTATTAATTCATCTCCATCTTTTGTTCTACTAACTACATCAAAAATATTTTGAAGAGTGACTCTTTCTGCTTGATTTGCTCCTGCCTTTACTACATCAGAAACTACAATACTTTTATCTAAAAGATTTTTATTATATTTTTTTATGTCATTTATATTTACAAAATCAGATGCATACCCAGGTCTCGATCCATCAACACTTGGTTTCACTAACATACCACCGCCTGCTTTGTTAAGTCTCTCGTTAGCATCTTCGAACATCTCTCTTCTTAATGCTTCTTCTGATCTGCCCATCTTATCTGCGGTTGTAACCTCTCCGTCGAAGAGATCCATCAACTCTATAATTTTATCTTGTAAATCTTCCATTATTCACCTAACATTCTAGCAATACCGCCTGATGCAAATGGATCAAGATCTACTAAATCATTTTCTATAAACTCACCTTGTCTTTCGATAACGGCATCCATTTCACCTTCTCCACCTTCTGTTATTTTTCTAGCTTTGTCTTTTCTTTTTTTAGATTGTACAATTTCTTTTAATGTAGGTTTTTGACCTGTTGCGTATTGTTTTAGTTTTGAAACATCAGATGTTAAATCACTAATACTTGTGCCACCAACTTCATCTATGTCTATAGAATAATCATCGGGGCCATCGGCTCTTCCAACTGGACCTGACTCTGCTGTGGTAAACTCTGCTGATGGTCTTGGATCTCCTTCATCAGGTAAAGGTTTTTTGTATTGTAGTTGAACTGGATCTTCATACACGTTGTCTAAACTTTTATATTCAACTCTAACAGCTCCTTCATCTAAATCTTGAGTTACCATTATGTTTGTATCTTCATCTAATTTTTTCATGTGTACAATCTCTCTTTCTTTAGTTGCAAATCTTTTTGTAACTTCATCTCCTTCAAGAATTACTTTAT